GCATCAGCCGTCATGACAAATTCGTTCTTTGATAATCTTGCTGGAACATCATCAGCTTTCTCTTTAGACCCCACAGGTATAAAGCCACCACCTCTATAATCCATTTCCATAGAAGGCATACCACCCATTTTCAAACTTGCAATTCCACCTTTTTTATAAAAAGATTCGTTTTTAGACTCTTGTTGTAATTCAGCTAACATAGTTAAATAATTTTCAAAAGTCATTAACTTATCATACTCTCCGTCTTCATAATCTGCTCTATCTTGTTCATCGCCTAAATAACCACCATAACCTGATGCAACTTGCATTTCTTTTGGATCTAATAAACTTTTAGGTCCACCTGCAAAAGTCCTACCTTGATCTTCTTCAAACTCATCCATTATTTCTAAATCATCACTTTCTAAATCATCAATATCCATTGGTAATCTAGGTCCACCCATAGACATAAATCCTTTAGGAGGTATTTGTTCTTCTATAGATTCTTGTGTTAACATATCAAGTATAGATTGACTAGTAGGTCCGCTCATAGACATAAAGTCTTCTGGAACATTTCCAAAATCACTTATAAAATCTTCAAAAGTACTATCATAACCTTTACCTAAAGATTCTTTGTATAAAAGTCTAAGTTGATCTCCTGTAAGACCTTGTACATCTCCTCCTACATTATACCCTACACGACCACCTTTTTTCATACCTTCTAAAAGTGGGTGACTCTCTAAAGGTATTATCGAATTATTAAGTATACCACTCATTATGTCTTCATCATAAAGACTTCCAAAGAATTGTTTCTTTTGACCTGTCTCAGGGTCAATCATTTCCATTTCTATAATACCGCTATTTTCTCTATTACTTGTACCACCATCACCAAAACCTACACGGCCACCTGTTCTATACATAATGCCACCATTAGCTGCATAACCTTCTCTACTTAAAACTTCATCAATTCTTTCTTGTGAAAAACCTGCTGCCTTCATAGAAGAAGTGATTCTAGCAACTCTTTCCGCTTTATCCTCTGCCGCTGTTCTTGTTTTACCGGCCATCATTTGATCAAATTCTTCTTCTGCTTTTTTAGCAGCATCGTAAGCAGCAAGACTAGAACCTAGTGTAGAATCTAATGTTAACTTAGACGCAATATCTTTAAACCCTGCATCTCCTCTTAATTTAAACCTATTTAAACCAGTAGAACCTTGTTCGGCTATTTCAAAAGGTGATAATCTTTTCGAAAGATCTTTGCCTCCTTCAGAAAGTAATTTTTTAAAAGTACCATCTTTTGCTCCAGCAAATTTGTCGCCCACATAAGAAGAAAAAGGAGCAACACCACCCATAAGAGCGGATATCCCTGCTGATCTTTTATCCACTTTATTACCTAAAATTTTTTGAGTTAAGAGATTAGTTCCTCCTTGACTTACAACACCACTAAGTGCTTTAAGTACTGTAGGATTTGAAATAAGTTTACCTAGTCCTGCCTGAACAAAACTACCACCTACAGGTCCTAAAAAAGAACCTAGTGCTATAGGTGCTACAGTTTTAACAAGTTTTTTTATATTACTACCCATTATACGTAATGTCCTTTTGTGTATTTAATAGTCATTCTTTTAATTGTTTCATCGTCAGATACTCTCAACCATTTTACAGGTTTATTGTATCCTAATAATTTTGTAAAGTATTGTTTATTTAATTTCATTACATTTCTAGCATTACCACAACAAACTAAATCAATAGCCCAAGGTATCATTCCACTACAATAATCTTCTGGATTTAATTCTGCTGTTTTCATAAATCTTTGTTCTGCCTTTTCACTTAAAAAAGCCCAATTTGTAAAAGCAATCGGGATGTTATTTTCATAGTGTATCCTATATTGTCCTAGTTCAATGGATGGTAAAATATGTTCAAGCACGTCCTCGTACGTGTGGTCTAGATAGCGAGGAAAAGATTTATACAAGCTATAAATAATAGCTGTATCCCTTATTTTATCGGCATCTATCATTAGTACCTTACTTCTATTTGCTTCAAAAATCAACTATTCATCTTCAGATTCTGATATAATGTTAGGTAATTTGGCTATTTTTATATTAACACTTCTTGATACATCTTCTTGTACTGTGGTGGTTTCTGAATTATTTACATCATCTTCTGCTTCTTGATCGGATGAATATTCAATATTTGTCTTAAGATTTTTAACAGTTACTTCAGTATCAACATCAACTTTTTGTGTTTTTTGACCACTTATTAATACATCTATTGTTCCTTTTTCTACAAACGATACCATTTTATCTCCTATGTTGTTCTTGTCATTTCTAGCACAGATAATATGACATGAAGTCTATTAGCTGTAGCTGCCGTGACCTTGATTATTTCTGTTTCTTCTACAATTAAAGGTTGTAAAAGAAGTTCCTTCGTGCTTAATGCATCTACTGATTCAAGCTTATAGACACTAAAAACACTACTACCATTTGTTATAGTAACAGTAATAGTATCTTGACTTGCTGAATCATTGGATACAAGAATAGATTTTATAACACCTGTTGTTTCAGCAGGCACAGTGTAGAGAGTTGTAATATTAGTAGTTGTTAAATCTACTTTTTTATTTAAATAATTATTGGCCATTAACTAAAGAAAAAAGAAAAACGTTCTTCTTCCTCTCTTAAATTTTGTTGATAAGAAGTATTGAGTTCTTCTATTAAAGATGCAATACCTCTATTAATCTGTCTTTGATTAGAAGCATCATATTCATTTTTAGGTTCTGGTATTCTTACTACTATTCTAGCCATTATCTCATCCCATCTGGTTTAACATCAAGTGTTAAAGTTCCGTATCTCCACTCTTGATTAATATCTGTATTAGCAATTTTTATACTAACATATCTACCTCTTGCTCTTGTATCAATTTTATCAGTAGAAGAAGTTATTGTAAACGGACTATGAGTAGAACTAATACTATCCTCTGAAGGATATCTTTTCACAGATAAAGTTACTGTAGCATCTCCATTTAAATTTTTAAAATCAGGTATAAAACGACTCACAGATACAAATTTTTCTCCTGCTCCCGTTTCTGTTTGCAAATCAAAATCATAAGATAGAATATCAGATGCTATAGTCGTTACACTTCCATCTTCATTAACTTGATCAGTCCCCGTTTCGTGTTCAAAATATATTGTTTTACCTGAACCATCTTCACCTAAGATAACCGGAAAAGTTCCTGTACCTGTATCATCAAATTTTGTTGCATGAGGTTTGGGGTATAAGTTAGCATCAATCCAAGAAGTCCTTGGTTCGCTGTTCGTGTACCAAATACCACCTGGTACTTGAGTAGATTCAGCATAGTTATAAGTGACAGCCTTATTATTAAAGTCCCCTCCAGCACTAGGAGAAGGTGACTCTGTGTACCACCATGTAACTTCTGAAAATAAATTATTTAATCCTGCAACAACTTGTTGTCCTTTTGTTGTGTCAAGATTATTAAATACTTCATCTTCTACAGAACAAGGTAATGTTTTTACTGTACCATCAAATAAAAAGAATCCTTTTGAACTCATCCAATAAGCAACACCATCTACTTCAATAGCTGCATTTTTACCAATTAATCCACAGTTAGTTCCTACTTGTTCAAATCCAAATATAAAAGGGGATCCAACAAATTTCATTGTATAAAGAGCATTGTCTGTCCATATAAGAATATTTTCTTTTGCTTTGAGAGCTCCAACAATTTTAGTTCCGTCTTGTAATCTTTGTGTACCTGCTGTGTTAGTAACACTAGGTGTATAGCTATTAATATCTTCTGATTCTGAAAATCTTATAAACATATCATCTTGTGTAGTGGTCGTACCTATGGTTGTTTCTGTTCCGAAGTGAATTAAGTGTCTTGTAGTTGGTGATATTAAAGTTAATCGTGAAGCTGTAGGATTATTTCCTGTTACAAAATTGGTTGTGTCTAAAGCTGCTCTAGTTGTGAGAGGTGTTGTTGCTGAAGGGTTCCATGTAAAAGTTTTGCTATTAGCAACAGTTGCTACTAAAACTTCTCCAAAATTATCTAAAGACCAAAGTCCGGGTTCAAGATTTACTTGCCCTGCTGATACTGCATCACCCCAAGCATTATAATCTGTTGCATTAACTACGGCTGTTCCATCATCATGAGTTACAGCAGTAGTACCCAAAGCTCCTCGTGTACATCCTGTTAAATCATGAGTAGATTTACCTGTGTAAGTTATAAGTTCGTCTTCAATTAATATAGTCCCAGCACTAGGAAAAGCTGTTCCACTAGTTAATGTAATTGTTGTTTCACTATTATCTAGTGCTTCATTAACAGTTGTTGTTGCTGCATCAGATATTGTACCACCCCAAGTACTAACACCCCAACCATAACCATAGGTTTGTTTTTGTGGACCAACAATAAAAAAAAATTCTACTGTGGTAGATCCTCCAGCACTAACTGTAGCTGTCGCTGCTGCTGATGAAGTAATTGTAAAAGTAGTTGCACTAGGTACAGTATTTATCATATAAACTTTATCTTCAAAGTTACTAGCACTAAGACCTGTACCACTAGGTAGAGTTACTGAATCTAGTTGTATAATGTCTCCAACACTTGCACCATGAGCACTTCCTGCTGTAATTAAAATAGAAGTTGATTCATCTGTTGTAGCTAGTGTTGCACTAGTTTGTTGTCTAGTAGAATCATAAGGAGTAATATCATGAAGTTGACCTTCAAAGAATAATAGTAAAAATTTATCTGTACCTAAAGCAATATATCTATTACCGGTTGTATCTATAAAAGATTTTTGTGCACGAACAACACCGACAATACTATCTGATACTAAAGAAGACCAACCACCTATTTTTTCTGGAAGGCCATAACGGAAACGTACATTCGTACTATCTATCCAACGGTTTTCAGCACCCTTGCTAGTGTTTTGTTTATCTATTCCTGGAGCAATTTCAAAATTAATAAGAGACATATGTTATCTCCTATATAAATGTCTTATAAGTCCAACCTCTAGTTGAGTTTGCATATACTAATGTAAAAGACTGACCATTTGTTGATATTGTCAAATTAGATGTTGCTGTATTAATGGGTTGACCATTTCTACCTATAGTTAAATTATTAGAACCAAAAGTACCTTTTCCATCTATAAAACTAACTTCGTCTCCTATACTAGGACTTGCAGGTAAAGTAATAGTAATTGCAGTAGAACTTGTGTCCACTATAACTTGGTCATCAGCAACTGCTGTGTAAGCAGTAGTGGTTGATACATAACCTTTTTGTATCATTGCTTTATTAACATTCGTTCCGTCTGAATATAATAAAGTAGTAGAACCTCTAGCTAAAGTAACCCCGGTCCCCGATGCGGTTTTAAAGGTTAATGTAAAGTGGCTCGAGCTTCTAACTGTAGTGTCAATAACTAACCAAGTTTTTTCTACTGAGTCTGGAACAGTAACATTTCTATTCGCAGCTAGAGTTCCTGATAAAAGAATAACTGCATTACGGCCATTGGATGATGCTCCGTCTGCTACAGTAGTTGTTATATCTGCATTAGTTACAGCAATAGCAATATAACCTCCCACAGCTTCTTGAATAAGATCTAAATTAGTATTTGTAACTGTACCCCAAAGCCCAGCTTTTTCG